ATGTCACGTTGGACCCGAAGTATTTCCCTGCGATTGAAGAGTATTCCATTGAGAATAGTACGTTTTTTGGTTTCGAGATGGGAGATCTCAGCAAGGGTTTCGGATAAGTTTTCACGTTGCATCTTGACTGCTTCTTCGAGGATCTCCTTCTGCATTTCGAGAGGGAGACGAGAGTTGAGTTCTCTGGACATGATGGGTTCTCCGTTAGGATAGGAAGGGGTAGAGGATGATGGTGTGAGGTTCTGGTGCGTCAGGGACCACAAGGACATGGTGGCCCAAGGCTGTGTACGGGACATCCTCTACAGTGAAGGTGATACGCTCGTTAGAGTCGTATTCACGGCCAAGGACTTCTACCTTCATGGTTCCCCAGCGAGTGTCACCCAGCCAGACTCCTATGGCCTCATAGCTGTCAGAGCAGCCAGACGGGGAGTTGTAGTATTCGAAGACCATGATGCCTTCACCATGGATCTCGATCTCTTCTGGCCTTGGTTCTCGTATGCCCCAGCGATCAGGGTCGATTGTGCATGGCTGCATGGCAATGTGAGCATCTATCTCCTCTTGGGTCATGAAATCCCAAGACAACACTGGATGTGCGGAGATGCACAGAAAGCTGATCGCTAGGGCAAGTCTGTTCATTGGTACACAATCCTCAGACCGAGGCACTTGGCAAGAGTCCATTCTGCCATGGCACCTTTGGAGTTCTCCCAGCCACGAAGCATGTAGATCATGGTGGCGTGTTCGCAGATCCAAGCTGTGTCGATCTTCATACAGAGCCGGTAGGCTTCCTGCATGTCCCGGACGAGGCCCTGTTGAACCATGAGGGAACCTTCATGATTGATCGGGTTGAAGATTTCGTAGTCACCTTCCTCTTGGTAAAGAGCGATGAGATCTCGCTCAGCTTTCTCAAACTCCAGACGATTGTCGTCTTTGATCCCACTCATGGGACCAGCGATGTAGATTTTTTCAGTCATGACTTTCCCTTTCAGTTGAGTCGGGATATTTTTGGCCTATTCAAACCACGAAAGGAAGAGGGAATAACAGTATGCTTGACATCCTTGAGCTACTTGGCGTCGATTTTGACGGTCTTGACTCTGGCCATAGCCTTCGTTGGCAACGGCGAATCTTTCCCTCTTCAGAGCCATGCAGCATCTGTGCGGAAATGGTACGAAGAAAGTGGTGGGTTGCAGTGATTCTGATTGGATTCTTTCACTGCAAGCGGTCGTACCAGAGGTACTACTAAAGACACCCTAAAGACTAAAAAAGAGCGGGCAGCTTCGCAGCTACCCGCCCTATCGTCTGGCCCGAGATGGGGGCTATCATTAGGCCAGAGATCTGAATCCAAATTCCACATTCACGAGGTCCGTGGCAACCCACGGAAGAGAAGTGGCAGGGTTTTGCGCCCAGTCGGTGACTTGGTAAGCCTTCTCGAACGGAATGGCGTAGGTATCTGCGGACAGATAATCCACACCAGACATCCGGATGAAGTGGCGAAGATTCTCAGGAGCGTTGATGCCCCGGACAGTCGTCGTCACCTGAACGATATTCGAGATGTTGTTGGCCCCGGTGTAGGGTGTGAGTATCGTCGATTGGTTCTGGTTCGGAAGAGTCGTCGTCATACCAGTCGTCGGATCATCGTCAGCCAGAGAGACAACCGGACCTTGCCAGTTCCCATAGGCACCCACTGCCGTTGGACGCAGGAGATCCATACGAGCATTTCGGGTATCAGCATCAGCCACAATGATTTCCGAGTAGTAAGACCGACCAACAGTTTCGTTGACAGTTCCAATGAAACCACCAAGAAGCATACGTGCAGGTCGGAAGTAGGATGCAACCGGGATGTCGTAGGTATGAAGCAGGAGTTCGTTGCAGTAGCAGCGAACCTGAAGATTCACACCCGTGAACTTGTACTGGACATCGAATGTGCGAAGCTGGTTGTTTCCCCAAGGGATGAATCCCCGGACTTCAGCATAGTTCGATCCATCAGCAGTCAGGTAGAAGTGGAAACCTTCACCAGATGTGATCCGGTTATAGAACGAAATACGATAAATGGATATACCATCATCTGTGGTAAGTTCTAAGAACTGTTCATTATTGTTAATGTAAAAGTCTTCAGCACCAGCCCGGAAATGGAACCACCATTCATTTACTGCACCGGGATCAGTGATCACCGGAGAAGAAACCTTCATCGCAGGAACAACTTCCAGCGAGTAAGGCACACGATTTGAATCGAAACTCCAACCCGGAGCACCGATCACGGATCCCGGAAAGTGGGACACCGAATTTGAGGCGAAGAGGATATTAGGCATGACGTGTTCCTTTCGTTGTCCCTAATTAGAAGAAGCTGGCTTGGAAGTCGATAGCCCAGACATACCCTGAACTAGCAGTATATGGACCATTGTTGGTATAACCAATTTCAGGAAGGGCAGAGATGTTTGCCTGCCAACCGTTTACCCATCGGGAATGTTGAATCCTTGTATTCAAAGGGTCTCCGTTCCAGTTGTTGATCCAGTTCAAACGACCTTGATTTGGGTCTCCAGAAACGATGTTTGGATTTCCTGCAAGATTCTTATCCCAGTAACCAATCACAAAGTAATCACCGGGTTCAAGGATAAGAGGAGAAGATAGAACATGCTCAATCTGTACGGTAGTGGTAGAAGGAGTACCTCCATCATCATAAGATGCAGATCCTGTTTCATGGACTTCACTGACCATGCCAAAATACCAAAACAAAGATTTCTGATCGTTTACCTTGGCAACGATCCAATCATAATCATGGCTTTCGTTCATGATTCCTAGTTTGAATCTTTCAACATTCATACGCGAGAAGGAACGATAGACGTTTGCTTTGAAGTTGGTGTCATCTACATCAAATAAACTAAAGCCAAAAGTTGGAACAGAGAATGGAGCTTCAAACACATATGGCTGTGTACCATGTCCGATGTTGAAGACACGACGTTCTGCTGAATCCCAGTTACGAGCGACACGAGTCGTGTCAAAGAATTCAACCTCAGTCCAACGAATACCATCATCAGAACCTTCGACTATGAAAGACGTAGGCATTTGGAATGCAGCACTTCCGGGACGAGCAGTGAGACTGATCGCTTGTGGTTTCCAAGGAAGTGCTTTGTTGTATCCGATCCAAGAAGATCCTTCAGCGATGGAATTTTCAGCACCTGCCCAGTAGGTGGCATTCGTGTCATCGAAAGCACCGTCAGCATTGACCACACCGAAACCAGCGGAACCAAACAGAATAGAACCACCAGTCGCAAGATCCGTACCTGCTGGGGTGTCGAGGAACTCTGCTTCAGACAAAGCACCACCAGACCACGAGTTCGCAGACAGGAATCGGATCCTCCAGCTATCGAAGGTTGGTCCAAAGTTCCGGGTATTCAGTTTCGGCCCTTTCCGAATGAAAGAAGTGATCCAGTCAATTTGGGCATTGATATTATTGTCTCCTGATCCATCCCAGAGGTATTCTTGGATGAGTCGAACAAACCGAGTTCCAGAAGGAATCGGAGTGTCAGAGGAACGAGCAAAGAAGATATTGACTGGGGTTTTGAATAGACCAGCACCATCATTGAATCCAAGAAGAGTTGTGCCATCAGCGGCATAGAACTCAAAACGGATATTGGCCATATCACTTTCACTTGTTGAAGACCCTTGTTGCCAATAGGTTTCGATAGAGCAAAGACCAGCATCAATGTCTGCGTGCCAGACATCCCATAGATACACATCTTGAGATAGAGAAGTGTATGGGGTGTTGGATCCAGCAGGATGGACATTGAATCCACCATAGAAACTGAGGTTTCCTTCAATGGGATCAATTGCTCCATTCTCTTGTTGTACATAAGTTGCAGATCCAAAGATATCCCAACCAAAGACACCAAGCTCAGCATTTTGGTTTCGCATAGCCAAAGGCTGAGGAACACTCTCTATTAGAGGTTCACCAATATCATTCCAAATGACTGCGATACCAAGATCACGTTCGAGAACAGACAAAGTATCTGTAACCGAAAGACCAGTAATCACAGGAATGTTCATGGCATTTACGTCATGTCGATCATCAGCACCCATACCAGTTGTGAAATATGCGACAGCACGCATAGTATCGAGACGGTCATCAGTTCCAATACCAGTCATGAACATGGTGTTATATGAGAACATAGTTTGAAGTTTGTTCGCACGAAGACCAGTGATTCCAAAGAACTCAGCTTCTCTGAGTTCAATTGGTTCAATCAAGGTACAGAGAACAGAATTGGAAGAAATGGCATAACTTTCTCCGATTCCGTTATCACCTCGAACTTCACAGGTGAGAGTCACACCATCAAAGGTTTCATCTGTGAATATCTCATAAGCGTTGGCTCCCGGAATATCTACACCATCTGCCATCCACTGATAGTAGTAATCAGCAGTTGGAGATGCTTCCCAAGTACCAACCTCACAAACAACACGTCCGGGAATGACACCAGATCCGGTGAGAAAGGGTTGAACCACATTCACCGGGGCGAAGCGATATAGGGGACGGGATGCTTCCGGCCCATATAGACTAGGAATCAGGTGAACTCCTTCCCGGATTGACGGTTCAATGTGAACGATGTCAACGCTGCGGGTTTGGTCGTTATCCTGACTTCCTGTGTAAGCAGGAGGATGAGGCATTACCGCAGATCTCCCTCAATGTAGAATGCTGCATCAGCAGTTGCGATGATACGAATCGCGGGCATGTTTGCACGAGGCAAACGAACACAGTTCGAATCATTCACGGTGTACGAGGCTTCAGCCGGAGTGAACCAATTGCCATCACGATCCTGTACCTGAAACTGAACAGTCCCAGTGCGAACATCGCATACGACATTGAGATCCACTGCGTGAGGACCGGCTGCCTGTGCAATCACATCTTCACCACCTTCTTCCGTCTTGTCAGCGATGGTGTACCAGATGGGATTGCAAACATAGTTGGTAGAGCATGATTGACGCATTTGCTTTCCAGTCTTGGTTTAGGTTATAGGCCATTGTGAGTATCGCAATATCACGAATATGGAGCTTCTAGCAATGCTGACACTTCAAGAGGTACAGGACTCGCTGCCAGCAGGGCAGAAAGGAGTTATCACCCAAGACATGGTGAATCAACTCAACAACTTGTCCAAGGATCCGGAGGAAGCTCGGTACATCCGAGAAAACTTCGTTACCTTCAGCCAAGTCTTGAGTGAGGGTCGCTTCAAATTGGGCGATTACGTGCGTGCAGTTATGTACGTGTCTCACAAAGTCATGGGTAAATCGAATCTCGATGCCTACAAGGCGACGTTTCCTGATCGGTACAAACAGATGATTGCTGACGGGCGACAGCCAAAAGACATCGCTTCCTATGTGGCTGCCTACAACAAAGGCAAGCTGGTGAATATGGTTTATGAACGAGCCATGATTCCAACATGGGTTCTGAATCAGGACATGTTTCAATCTGCACTTAACACCCAGTATGAGATCATGAACGACGTAAGCGTAAGTGATAAGGTTCGGGTGGAAGCAGCAAACTCGATTCTGACTCATCTCAAAAAGCCTGAAACAAACAAGGCTGAACTGAAAGTCGAGATTGGAATGAACGATGGGATGAAGGCTCTGGAAGCTCGTTTGGCAGAAATGGCAGAAATGCAGATGAAAACCATCGAAGGAAATGCCATGTCTGTACAAGAGGTTGCAGCACTTCCGCTGAACATTCCTGATGCAGTCGAGGTGAAGGATGAGTGATTTTCTCGGACGCAAATCAGTCGATGATTATCTGAACGAAGTCGATTTCGATTGGCTCAACGGAGGTGGATACCGTCCGTCGAAATTTGCGTTGGAGTTCATGAACTTCATCAAGCTCTGTAATGATGGCCGGGGTGAAGACAACAAGACCCCGGTCATGCACCTTGCGATGCTGGACAAACTCCCGACCAAGCACAAGAAGATCACGAATCTGTGTGCTCGTGGTACTGCGAAAACTACGCTCTTCATGGAATACCTCACTCTGTATTTGGCAATGTTCAACAAGATTCCGGGATTCGGAACTGTTCCCGGTATGCTCTACATCTCAGATTCGATGGACAATGGTGTGAAGTCTGCTCGGGAATCTATCAAAAGCAGATACTACTCCTCGGAGTTCCTTCAGACATGGATGCCGGAAGAAGGTGTGAGATTCACTGAGAACTACATGGAATTTCACAACAAGCAGGGTGGAAAATTTGGTGTGAAGATGTTCGGTGCCAAGTCTGGTATTCGAGGAACCAAGATCTTCAACCGTCGTCCTGTTCTGGCTGTGATGGACGACTTGATCTCAGATGCTGATTCGAAGTCTCCTACTGCAATGGAAGCGATCAACGATACCGTGTACTCGGGTGTGCAGTATGCTTTGGATCCGACTCGTCACAAGATGATTCTGAATGGAACTCCCTTCAATAAGCAAGACATCGTGTATCGGGCAATTGAGTCTGGTGCTTGGGAGGTGAACGTTTGGCCGATCTGCAAGGAATTCCCCTGTGAACGTGAAGACTTTTCTGGTGCATGGGAAGACCGATTCACTTACGACTACGTGCGTGAGATGTATGACTCGGCTGTGAAGGAAGGCAAAGAAAAGTCCTTCCGTCAGGAACTCATGCTTCGAATCACGAGTGATGAATCTCGCTTGGTTCAGGAAGCAGACATCAAGTGGACGCTTCGTCAGGACATCATGTCTCAGCGTCGGAACTACAACTTCTACATCACCACGGACTTTGCTACGTCGTCGAAACAGACTGCTGACTTTTCCGTGATCTCAGTCTGGGCCTATGACAAGGATTCCAACTGGACATGGGTGGATGGTGTCTGCGAACGCCAAACCATGGACAAAACCATGAATGACCTGTTTCGCTTGGTTCAGGAATACCAACCAATGGGGACAGCGGTGGAGATCTCTGGTCAACAGGGTGGATTCATTCCTTGGATCATGAATGAAATGAACCATCGTGGGATCTATTTCAACTTGACTCATGAGAAGGGCAAACCGGGTATTCGACCTGTAACTGATAAGCTCTCTAGATTTCAGTTGGTTGTTCCGTTATTCAAGGCTGGAAAGATCAGCTTCCCCCTTGAGATGAAAGAAACTCGGGTACTGGGCTTGTTCATGGAACAAATCTCGTTGGCCACGAAGGACGGTATCAAAGGGAAGGATGATTGTCTCGATACTATTTCGATGCTCCCTCTCCTGAATGCTTGGACTCCGAATCCTGAAGAACCCATTGAGGTTGAGAAGGAACCAACAGAAACAGCAATCTGGGGTGATGCTCTTCAAGAAGAAGAGTATGCAACCGAACTTGAGGCTTACATCGTGTGAGGGAATACCATGATCGTCACATTCGAAGAATTCACAACGAAGCTCGCTCATGGTCAGTTGAAAAATACTGCTCTGGTCGATGATGCGGATACAGGTGAGATCAACCCCGGTCATGAGGATCAACTCCTTGAATTGACCAATCAGGGATTGGTTGACATTTTCACCAAGAAGAAACTGTTGGAGTCTCGGGCCATTCTGACCCTGACTGCCGGTCAGAACATCTATACTCTGGATCAGTCTCCTGCTGCTGATTTTGAAAACATGATCCGTGTTCTTCAAATTGAAGCTGTTCTGAATGGTTATGAACTGGAAGAAAAGAACAAGCGTGTCTTTGTTCCGAAGAGCAACAAACATGTGACTCTTCCATCAAGTTCGACGATTCGATTCTCGACTTACTTCCTTGAAAACTATCAGCATTCTGTGGATGTGGTTTTCCAAGCCAAACACCCTGTTATTGGTCTGACTGATTCCATCGACATCCCTGCACACATGTATGAGGCACTTGTGCTTTACGTGAGCGGCCTGTACCTGAGCCATATGGGTGGAGAGCAGCATACGGCCAAAGGTGACTCCTACTACGGGTTGTACTTGAAGATGATGGCCGATGATGAAACAAACAACTCATCCGGGACATCCGAAGTCGTTGACGAGGATACCCGATTCCAAGATAGGGGTTTCGTCTGATGTCTCAAAACGATCCAAACCTTTTCGGAGAAGTCTTCAACCAACGTGCCACTATCCTGACTTTTTTCGGGATGCTTGGCGGCTCGGTAAGGGCTGCTGTCCTTAAAACTTCTTGGAAAGAAGGAGTTCGTGTCGTATTCGTGGGTGGTGCCGTTGCATTTGGTGTCGGAGTTCTTGGGCCTGTGATTATGAAACCTTGGATTGGAGAGTTGCCAGATGAAATGGCTGGAGCAATGGGGACACTCACTGCTGCTTCATTTCTTATTGGTTTGGTGGCCGTGACTCTTGTCGAGCGTTTCATCGCAGGTGAATCAACTGAAACTCTGGAACCACAACGTCGTGAGTATCTCCCCAATGACGAGGAGAAATCCAATGAATGAGAATCATTCATACATCCCCCAACTTCGGGTAGAGAAGACAACCCGAAACAAAGATGATCTGAGAGTGATGATTGCAGGAACATTGTTCTGCATTTTCATGATTTTGATGGAACCATTTGCATTCAGAGTCTATGATTTCATCTGGGCTGATCAACCATTTGTATCAGCTACAGTGGAGATCATTGGGGTGGAAGGATCTAATATTCCTGTCATCAAGTATGATGCTGATGCTACTCAGAATGTGACTGGAACATGGATTGTCAGTATTCATGAAGCAGGTGGTGATCGTATCACTTCCCGTCGTGGACCGGGGTCTTACAACGCTCTTGAAGATGATCCCAAGATCTGGACTTGGGCTGCTTTCTTTGACAATGAACAGGATATGAACACACCAGTCGTACCCACATTTCCATTTTTCATTTGTGTTCGATATGATGTGGATGCTCGGGATTCGGGAGTTAATGATCAGACTGAAAAGTTCTGTTCTGATGTCTACAATCCTTCAAATCCTTTCTACGAACTGAATGATCTACTCGAAAGGGTCGAATGATGTACTCAGCACGAGAATACCAAGGACGAGTGAACGGGATCATGGGTGGTCCCGTTTTGACTGTTGATGGGATGATTGGACCAAAGACTCGTCAAGGGATCCAAGAAGCCATGAAAATCAAAAGAGTTCGAAATGTCGAAGACCTGTTCACTCGGGGAGTACGTGGGGTTGTCTGGCATTGGACTGCTGGTGCTCATGGCGTTATTGAACTTGAACGTGATCACTACAACTGGATCTTTGATCGTATGGGCAACATACACGATGGCAATCACACAGTGCAGGATCAGGTCAATTACGATTGGCGTGCCGGAGTGGGTGCATCGCATACCAAATCTATGAACACAGGATGGATTGGGCTTTCTGTCGATGCCATGGCTGGAGCAGTCGAATCTCCTTTGAATTGGGGAACGAATCCTCTGACATGGGAAGGCATTGATGCTATGCTCGATTGGACCATGGATCTTTGTGAGGAATACGATATTCCAGTATCGCCATGGACTACACTTAGCCATGCTGAAGTTCAGCAAACTCTGGGTGTGAAGCAAAGATTCAAATGGGATTACAAGGTTCTTCCCGGTGATACTCGTGCTCGTGATGCTCGTGTAATCGGGGATATCCTTCGTGACAGGATGATTACACGATGATCGGACAACGCCAACTCAT